GCCTGTTTTCAGAACGGGGGACGGGAGTCTCTACGAGTCCGAACTCGTGCGCGCCGCCATCGACGCGAGGGCGCGCCACGTCTCCAAACTCGACGTCAAGGTCATAGGCACCGCGAAGCCCAGCCTTCAAGCGCGCCTCCGGCTCGGCCCGAACGCTTGGCAGACTTGGAGTCAAACCCTCTATCGCCTTTCGACCATTCTCGACGTCAACAATACCGCCGTAATTGTGCCCGTCATTGACGAGAACGGCGAGACTACGGGCATATATCCCGTTTTGTACAAGGACGCCGAGGTCGTCGAGTACGGCGGGGAACCGTGGCTCCGTCTCAAGTTCTACAACGACAAACAGGCGGCCCTCGAGCTCCGGCGCGTCGGGATAATGACGCGCTACCAATACAAACACGACCTATTCGGAGAGAGCAACAACGCACTCGGCCCGACGATGGACCTCGTCAACATTCAGAACCAAGGTATCAAAGAGGGCGTGAAGAACGCGGCCTCATATAGGTTCATGGCGCGCTTGTCCAACTTTAAGACCGACACCGACCTCGCGAAGGAACGCGAGCGCTTCACGGAGAAAAACTTCCGAAGCGGCGAGGGCGTCCTCCTTTGGCCGAACACTTACACGGACATAAAACAAATCGACTCTAAACCGTTCGTCGCAGACGCCGAGCAAATGAAACTTATCGAGGATAACGTCAATCGCTATTTCGGCGTTAATTCCGACGTGCTCGAAAACAAGGCCGTTGGCGACTCGTGGGCGGCCTTCTATGAGGGCGCGCTCGAGCCTTTCGCGGTCCAGCTCTCCGAAGTTCTAACGAAAATGCTCTTTACACAGAAAGAGCGCGAAAAGGGGACGTTTATAGCCGCGACTTCGAACCGGCTCCAATACATGAGCACCGCCGATAAACTCAACGTTTCGGCTCAAATGGCAGACCGCGGCCTCATGACCCGCAACGAGATACGGCAAATTTGGAACCTTCCGCCGCTGGATCCGGCGATCGGGGACACCCTTCCCGTTCGCGGCGAATATTACGACCTTAACAGCACCGCCGAGGAGGGCGGAAACAATGAGTAACAAGACCATCGAAGAAAAGCTCACCGCGGGGCGTTCTTACCGCTCTATGGAGTTTAGGGCCATCGACGAGGAGTTCACCGTCGAGGGCTACGCCACTACGTTCAATCAACCGTACGTCCTCTATTCGGAGCCCGGATGGACCCTCCGCGAGCAAGTCGCGCCGAGCGCCTTCGATAATGCCGACATGACGGACGTCATTCTCCAATATGACCACGCCGGCCGCGTCTACGCGCGCAAGTCTAACGGAACCCTCGAGCTCTCGAGCGACGAACACGGTCTCCGAGTCCGCGCCAACCTCGGCGGCACCGCCGCAGGGCGTGAGCTCTATAACGAGATCGCCGGCGGCTACACGAACAAAATGTCGTTCGGGTTCACCGTCGAGACCGACACCCGCGAGACCACCGAGGCGGAGGACGGGTCCGTCGACATTCTCCGGACTATCACCGGAATTAAAAAACTGTATGACGTGAGCGCCGTTTCCTTGCCGGCAAATGACGCCACTATCATAAGCGCACGCACCGACGGCGAGGGAGTTATCGCCGAGGCCCGCGAGGAGTTCGCGAGGGCGAAGGAAGCCCGCGAGCGCAAGGAAAAAGCTATCGCACTAATAAAGACCCTTATGGAGGCTTAAAAATGGAGTTTGACTTCAAAGACATGGACGCCGCCCAGCTCGAGACCCGAAAGGCCGAACTCGGCGCCATGACCACCGACAACAGCCTCGAGGAGCTCGAAGCCGCCGCGGACGAGATCCGCGCGATAAATGCCGAGCTCGAGGCGAGAAGAAACGCGGAGGCCGAAAGACGCGCCGCCGCGGCCGCTATCATCGAGGGCGCCGGCGAGATCGTGACCGCCGCCCCGGAGACCATCAGAAAGGACACCGACAAAATGGAAATCAGAAATACCCCCGAGTATATCAACGCGTTCGCGCAGTACGTCCGCGCCGGCGACGATAGGGAGTGCCGCTCCCTCCTCACCGAGAACGTAACCGGCGGAACCGTAGCCGTCCCCGAGTTCGTTCTCGACATCGTCAAGAACGCATGGGAAAGAAATGAGATCATAAACAGGATCAACAAGACCTCGTTCAAGGGCAACTTCAAGGTCAATTTCGAAAAGACCGCCGGCGCGGCTACCAAGCACACCGAGGGCGGCACCGCCGTTCCCGAGGAGGCTCTCACTCTTGGGATCGTTAATCTGATCCCGGCCAATTACAAGAAGTGGATCAGCGTTTCCGACGAGGTCCTCGACATGAGAGGCGAGGCGTTCCTCCGCTATGTCTATGACGAACTCTCGACCAAGATCGTTAAGGCCATTTGCGACGACCTCGTGAACACTATCGAGGCGGCGTCCTCAAGTGGTCCCGCTATCGCCCTCGTTAGCGGGGCGACTGCCCTTAACTCCGTTCTCACGGGCCGCTCCTACATCAGCGACGAGGCCGACGGCGACGCCGTCGTTATCCTCAACCGCACCACTTGGGCCGCCATCGAGGGCGCGAGACTTTCCGCCGGTTATGCCGTGGATCCGTTCTATGGCCTCCCGGTGATTATGAACTCCTCCGTTACCGCTAACAAGGTTATCGTCGGAAGCCTCTCCCGCGGCGCTATCCTCAACACCCCGGACGGCTTCGACGTCAAAATCAACGTCGACGACAAGACCCTCGCCACGCAGGACATGAACCGCATAATCGGCCGTCTCTATGCCGCCGTTGGCGTAGTCGCCCCGAACGCGTTCGCCGTCGTAACCATCGGCACGCCCGGCGGCGAGAACTCTTAACGCCCACCGCGCCGCCGGGAGGCGAGCGCGTAGGCATAGCCGCCCCGTTTGATTTGCTCCGGGCGGGGCGGCACTTTCCCGGAGCAGGAGGGAGCACAAATGTTAGATATTGTAAAACTCGCGCTCCGGATAACAACGGACGCGTTCAATTCCGAAATAACCCAGCTAATAGCCGCGTGCGTCGAGGAAATGCAGGGCGTGGGCGTCGTGATCGACTACGAGACCGACGGGACAACCCCGGCCTCTATGCAGGTGCAAACCGCTATCGTGGCTTATTGCAAATGGCTTTTCGGGAACAACGCGGACGCGGACCGCTGGCGCGAAATCTATCACACGAAATTAGCCCAGCTCCAAACCATGAGCGGGCACACCGATTGGAGCGTGTAGGCGATGGACCGTTCGACCGTGATTTATCTCGTCCCCGGGGACTATTCGCAGAACGCCAACGGCGAATTTATCCCGGGCGGAGAGCCGCGCCCCGTCTTTGCAGACCTCCGGAGCGTGAGCCGCTCGGAGTTCCTCGAGGCTGGCGTCGACGGGCTACGGCCCGAGTTTCAAGCGACCATGTTCGAGCCCGATTATAACGGGGAACTCGTGGCGCGCGTCGAGATCCGCGGCGCGTGGCGTGAGTATGCCGTTTATCGGACCTATCGCGGGAGCGACGACACCATCGAACTGTATCTCGCGGAGCGCGTGGGCGTGACGTTCGGGGGCTAACATGGCGGGCGCGATCAAGATTGACGACCTCGAGAAGGAAATCCTTCGGCAACTTCAAGTGTTCCAAGGGGCGACGGACGAGATCGTCGAGGCCGCGACGCAGAACGTGGCCAAACGCACCGTCGCGAAGCTCCGGGAGACCTCCCCGAAGCGGACGGGCGTATATGCTCGTTCATGGCGTCAAGACAAGATCAAGGCGGGGCGTCATACGTTCGCGCGCGTGGTTCATGCTGGCGACGGGGAGTATAGATTGACGCACCTCCTCGAGAAGCCGCACCGGATCGCGAATAAATACGGCACGTTCGGAACAACGACCCCAAACCCGCACATAGAACCCGCCGAGGCCGAGGCCATCGCGGAATTTGAGGCGGAGATCCGTCGAGGCGTGGAGGCTATGAGTAAATGACCATATCAGAAATAAAAACCATGCTCGCCGGGATTGCCGGCTTCGAGACCGCCGTCGCGTTTAGGGCCTTCCCGGAGACCGAGACGCCCGCGCTTCCGTTCATAACCTTTTCGGACATAGACGCGTACACGTTCCGGGCGGATAACGTGAACTATTACACCGCCCCGCGCTACGCCGTCGAACTCCACGAACGCACGCGAAACGCCGCCACCGAACTACTCGTCGAGGCGAAACTTACCTCGGCGGGGATAACCTTCACGCGGTCCGTTTCGTACGACACCACCGCCCGGGCATGGACGGTGACCTATGAGTTTACAACCAAAGGAGAATAAACACCTATGGCGAACAAAGTAAATTTCGGACTCTCAAACATTTACTATGCCGTCCTCACCGAGGGCGCACAAAATGCTTGGGCTACTCCGGTACACGTCCCCGGCGCGGTCAATCTCACGATCGAGGACAACAGCACTTCTAATCCGTTCTACGCGGATAACATCACCTATTACCGCAGTTTTGCGAACAATGGTTATAGTGGCTCCCTCGAGCTCGCCAAGATCCCCGAGTCTATGCTCGCTGATATTTGGGGCATTGAGGAGGACACCACCGACAAGGTGATTTATGAGCGCACCGGCACCGCGCCGGCGTCCTTCGCCCTGCTTTTCCAGCGCGAGGGCGACGAGGGCCCCGAGTTCGCAGTCCTCTATAAGGTCACCCCGACCACCAAGCCGACGATCGGCTCGAGCACTATCGAGGATAGCCCCGAGCCCGTGACGCAGTCCTTCGACTTCGAGGCGACTCCGCTCACCACCGGCGCCGAGTCACAGCTCGGCCTTATCAGCGCCCGCACCGCAGACGACACCGCCGAGGCGACTAAAACCTCGTGGTTTACCGCGGTCAAGGTCCCCGCGTAAAATCGCCACCTCATCACGCCCGGATAATAGTCCCGACAAGGCCGTTATTCGGGCGTTTCAGACGTTAAGGAGCAAAAGATGGATAAATATATCGAGATAGGCGAAAAACGCGTCAAAATGGCGTGTAACGGCCTCCTCCCGCGGCTCTATCGCTATCATTTTGGGCGCGATCTGATCGTCGATATGCGAAAGCTCGCGAAGGCCTACACCAAGACCGGCACCAAGGAGGACGGGACCCCGATTTATGAAATAGACGAAAACGCGGACTTTACCCCGGCAGAACAGCTGACTTGGCTCATGCTCAAGAGCGGCGGGGAAGAAGTCGGCGACACAATAGACGACTGGCTCGCGGAGGTCTCCGTCTCGGAGCTCTACGCGCTCGAGG